CCACCAAGTAAACAATCAGGTAAAGACCTAATCATTTGCTGGACCGAACCCGATAGTTCCGCATTACTATTCTTTAGTATACGGTTCATACGGGATTTCCTGTTTCGATTGATGCTACGCATCAACACCTCCTTATGGATGGTTGAAACTTCCTTATCAAGCTTCCAATATCTATTAATAGATATCGGACAAATTAACGAGTAGGTCATTAATCTGCGTTTGAGCAGCTGCCAAGCTGTTGGCCATAAGACCAACAGCATCGGCACGCTCTTGCGTAGACGATAACCCATCGAAATTTGTATTAAACTCGATGTAGGACGTTCTGACCACCACAGGAGTAGACACACCATTAATTGTTTGTGTCTGGACCACAGGTACGGTCAGTCTAGCAGAAGCTCTGTAGCGCCCATTGCTCTGACGTAATGATATGGAGTACTTTGGATTCCCAGATGGGACCGAAGTCTTCTCTGAGTACAAATGTACTCCATTATTATCATCACCGTCAGGGCTGTAGGTATGTGCTACAGGAGTTCCAGCACGGTCATTAATTACAATGTTACCGCGTGCGGACATTGTACAATCCTCTCTTTAATTGAGGGAAACCGGTAACCCGGTGTACATTGTTCCTTACCTCTTAAGGTTAACGATTGCTAAAGCAAGAGCTTTAAGCCATCGGTCCCCGGACAGAGGATTCAGGTTCAGGTACGGCATAGGATGTGGCCACGTCGTATGTGTAATACGATCATAACCATTATCCCGTACTGTAAAATAGGTAGGTATATCTTTAAGATATGTACCATTTGGAACTCCAGAATGGAATTCCCCTGATTTGACACGTGACATTTTAGTCGCGGTCGTACCTGAAATGAAGTTTAAACCCACTGGTGCTGAATAAGCATTTAGCAAGGGGCCGATTGGTATTAACCAATCGACAACGAAACTCCAAGGAGTTATCTCCCATGCTAAAGACAGTGGGTTTAAAAGCCCAATTTGATTAAGGATACGGAAGGCAATAGCGTTAGGGTCAACACGACCATAAAGGTCACATCGACTTGTATAACGCTCGTCCTTATCCGCAGTCCAACCACCAGAAGTAGAGGAAACTCTACCACTGATTTGGGACGTAGACCCCATTGTGCTAGACCCATGACCGTGAACGATTATGGGTTTCACACCTGAGGAATACTCTTTAAGCAGATTGTGTACATTATAGACATCTTGCACCAAAGGTACAAGGCCATATATCCATTCAAGATATAGTTGAGCTAAGACTTTATCACCATTCCGCGCAATATCACGCGCAGATTGGTATAGATACTTTCTTAGCCAACCACGCTTGAAGGCATAGAGGGCGTCCTTAAGTATAGCAGCTTTGCTGCCAAACAATCGGACAGTCTGTTTGTACGTGGCAAGGTCCTCTCCAAGATTAGCGGCTTGGCCGCCAATATTATTGAGAGCCTTCACTTGCGCAGCGTTACGTGAATTGTTTCGATAGAATGTATCCATTATATTATAATTGATATCAATTCCATCGACCCTTGCTTTATTATATTCACTACGACCAATACGACCTCCAGACATAGCAAATTCAACATATGCTACGCCACCGAGATCGTATTCACGGCCGTAATGTTTATAAGCAGTAGGGTAAATCCACGTAGTTCCACCAACAGAGCCTCTATTTCCATAAGGATAGCTTGGGCGTTCGTCTTGTGAGACGTTCGCTTGGACTGTACTTGAGGATTGAAAGACTCCATCTATATACACCGAAGTAGTAACTGGTGTTTTTATAGATTTAGGAGAAATATCTCCTGGTGCACGTTGCATGAGTGTTCTCCATCAAGGAAGAGGGCACAGGATTGTGCTGAGTGGTTACACCCACACTTAGTTAAAACTAAGAGCCTCAACTGTGAATTTATCCTACTGGATAAATTCATGGCCCCTCCTGGAAAGAATCACCCAAATAAATTGGGCTTCTTCTTCCAGGAGAGACCTATCTGCATCACTAAGACCGGATGTCGCAATGATATTCTTAACCTTGTTACGGTTAAGGCCATCAAAGCGAATACCATGCCAAATATGATACAGATTGAACCAGAACTTTGCCGGATCGTCTAACAGGGGCGTAGACGACCCAAGCAAGCTCTGGTTTTCTTCTTCATCAAAATGTGACATGGTACTTATCCTTCCTAGTGG